AGGCCTAGCCGATATGTGGAAGCGGCATAGGCCGTATAAGGAAAGCCAGCGTCAGAAGAAGCTGCGGAAAGAGAATAGAGCCCGTAAGCCTAAGACCGCCGAAGAGAGAAAGGTGGCACAGCTCAAGCGTAAGAGATCAGACGCCAAGCGTCTGCTTACGATGGCTGAGAAGAAGATTAGAGAAGAAGGAATTGAACGATCTCCTACAGTCTCAGAAGGCCTAGACTTTGACGCACGGCCTGAAGAACGAGAAGTCATATTCACGCCCAATAAAGGTCCACAGACAGAGTTTTTGGCGGCATCGGAAAGAGAAGTCCTCTATGGGGGAGCAGCAGGCGGCGGTAAATCCTTCGGGCTACTGGCAGATCCCTTACGATATTTTTCAATATCTGATTTCAGCGGACTCATCCTTAGACGGACGAATGATGAACTCCGTGAATTGGTTCTCAAGAGCCAAGAGCTGTATCCGAAAGCGTACCCGGGAGCGAAATGGCAGGAGAAGAAGAGCCAGTGGACGTTCCCGAGCGGGGCCAGACTATGGATGACTTACCTCGAGCGTGACGAAGACGTGATGCGGTATCAGGGTCAGTCTTTTAGTTACATAGCGGTGGATGAACTCACCCAGTATAGCACCCCATTCTCGTGGAACTATCTCCGAAGCCGCTTGAGGACCACTAACCCCGACTTGCCTATCTTTATGAGAGCGACAACCAACCCCGGCGGCCCGGGTATGCAATGGGTGAAGAAGATGTTTGTGGACCCGGCTCCGTCCGGGCAAGCCTTTGAGGCCACCGACATCACCACCGGAGAAGTACTAAGATACCCCGATAGCCACCCTCAAGCCGGGAAAGCTCTATTTAAGCGTCGGTTTATACCCGCTTCACTATATGACAACCCCTATTTGAGTGAAGACGGGCAATACGAAGCCAACTTGCTCTCCTTGCCGGAGATGCAGCGGCGGCAACTCCTCGAAGGAGACTGGTCCGTCGCCGAAGGAGCCGCATTTAGTGAGTTTCGCCAGAATATACATGTATGTAAGCCGTTCGAGATCCCCCCAGACTGGAGACGCTTTAGATCGTGTGACTACGGGTACTCTAGCTACTCTGCAGTACACTGGTATGCGATAGACCCCAGTTTTGAGACCCTCTACGTCTATCGGGAACTGTATTTGTCTAAGCATACGGGCCGGGACTTAGCCAAGGCGGTGATGGCAGCCGAAATAGGCGATAATATCTCCTACGGTGTCTTGGATTCCAGTTGCTGGCATAACCGAGGCCAACTCGGGCCCAGTATAGCCGAGGAAATGATCTCGATGGGCTGTCGCTGGAGACCGTCTGATCGCAGCGCTGGGGCAAGGGTAGCCGGAAAGAACCGACTACACGAGTTACTGAAGGTGGATGAGGTAACGGAAGTCCCCGGCATCGTCTTCTTCGATAATTGCCGACAAATTATAGCCGACTTACCCGCAATCCCGAGCTGCCCCAAGGGTAGTGACGACATCGACCAGCGATTTGCGTCGGATCATACCTATGACTCCATTCGCTACGGAGTAATGAGCCGCCCTAAAGCGTTTTCACCCTTCGACATGGGTCAAGGCGTACCACTTCAACGATATGCCCCAGCCGATGCAACATTTGGATACTAATTCATGGCACTAATGACCCCCCCAACGGACATGAACCCCGAAGACTCTACCGAGACGGATGCAGTAATTTCTCTGGAAGAGGACGGGGATGTTGAAGAAGAAAACCTAGAATATAATGGCGTAGTGGCTTTCGTCGAAGGCCAGTATAATAAATCCAAAGACAGGCGACTTACCGACGAGACACGCTGGTTATCGGCTTATCGGAATTATCGGGGGCTGTATGGCGAGGATGTTCGTTTTACCTCTACTGAAAAGTCCCGAGCCTTTGTAAAAATAACCAAGACAAAAGTACTGGCGGCGTATGCGCAAGCCGTGGATGTATTATTTGCCGGAAGCAAATTCCCTATAGGGATCGAAGCACGAAAGTTTCCAAACAACGTAGCAGACTCGGTGCATTACGATCCCAGCGCCTTAACCAATGATAAGGTTCAAGAAAGAACGGGCGTAAACTATCAAGTACCCCGTTCTATTGCTCGCCCCGAGATTGCTCGTGATTTGGGCTTATATAGAGAAAAATTAGAGCCCATTAGAGATCAACTGGAAATGGGCCCGGGAACCAATCCCGGATCAATTACGTTTGAACCCGCCAAGAAGGCCGCACAAAAACTAGAGAAGCGGATGCACGACCAGCTCGACGAGAGCAATGCGTCGAAGCATCTACGGTCTGTGGCCTTCGAGACGTGTTTGTTTGGTACAGGTATCTTGAAGGGCCCCTTCGCCGAGGATAAAGAATATCCTCGCTGGGACAAAGACGGTAACTACAGTCCTCTGTTTGAGACAATCCCCAAGGTGGAGTACGTCTCCATCTTTGACTTCTATCCTGATCCCGACGCACGGAATATGTCTGAGGCGGAGTACACCGTGCAGCGTCACAGGCTCAATCGTACACAACTACGGGCGCTGAAGAAGCGTCCGCATTTCCGTGAAGAAAGTATTGAATTAGCGCTATCATACGGCCCCTCCTATCTCCGCCAGTATTGGGAAGACACACTCGAAGATAATGCAGGCAGCGGCGAGCTGGAGCGTTTTGAAGTACTGGAGTACTGGGGTATCCTAGACGCCGAGCTGGCAGAAGAAGCAGACATGGATCTGCCGGAAGACTTGGCAGATATGGACCAAGTACAGATTAATGCATGGATTTGTAATGGTCAAATCCTGCGACTGGTTTTGAATCCATTTACCCCAATGCGTATTCCCTATCACGCTGTACCTTATGAGCTAAACCCATACAGCTTTTTTGGTATTGGCGTGGCAGAGAACATGGAAGACACCCAGCTCCTAATGAACGGATTTGTTAGGCTCGCTGTGGACAATGCAGCATTGAGTGGCAACCTGTTAATTGAGGTAGACGAGACCAATCTGGTGCCGGGTCAGGATATGGAAGTATATCCGGGTAAGGTGTTCCGCAGACAAGCCGGAGCCCCGGGTCAGGCTATATTTGGCACTAAGTTTCCCAACGTGTCTCAGGAACTGCTTTTCTTATTTGATAAATCACGACAACTAGCCGACGAGGCTACAGGAATACCGTCGTACAGCCACGGCTCGGGGGCCGTCGGAGGTATTGGACGGACGGCGTCCGGCATGAGCATGATGCTCGGAGCCAGCGCCCAGAATATTAAGGCGGTGGTACGTAATATCGACGATTACTTACTATCTCCGCTGGGCAAGGCTTTGTTTAGCTTTAACATGCAGTTTAACTTCGACGAAGACTTTATTGGCGACCTCGAAGTAAAGGCACGAGGCACCGAAAGCCTGATGCGCAATGAGATCCGCAGCCAACGACTGCTGCAGTTCATGCAGATGACGCAGAACCCCGCAATGGCTCCGTTTGTGAAATACGATTACGTGTTGCGTGAGCTGGCAGCGTCTATGGATCTAGATGAAGACAAGATCCTGAATGACCAGCGTGAAGCTATTATCCAGCAAAAAATGATGGCGGAGATACAGGCTATGATGCCTCAACAACCCGCCCCGCCGCAGCCACCCGAAGGGGCCGCCCCGTCTCCTAATGATCCCACGCAGACAGGCGGGGGTAATATAGCACCCGGAGCAGCTCCCGAGCCCGGCGCAGCCGGATTTACTGGCGCTGGGGGTGGAGATAACGGGGGCGTCCCGGCGCAACCCCCCGCACCACAGCAAGGCAGGATGCAATAAAGTAATGCAAAATTTAAAAAGTAATGCAAAATTTAAAAAGTAAGGCGAATGGATAAAGAGTTCTACAGGTCGCTCCTGCTCCTCGTGAATGACCGCCAAACGCTTAGTCTGATGCAGAGGTATGTGGAGCAACGTATTCACATCCTGCGGGACCAGCTCGAAAAGACAAAAGAACACTCCCGGGTCTTGGAAATCCAAGGCGCTATTGCGGAGTTAAGACGCTTCGCCACGCTGCGGGAAGAAGTAATTAAAGG